TTAGATGATTTAGAGCGACAAGAGATAGACCCGGAATTAAAACGCGATCCTTTCTTTACAGTTGCCAAAAAATCTAAAAAAGAAAAACATGAGTGGCTTAAAACTGTATTTGAAGCACTTGTTAATCAAGCAGAAACAAGAACCCGAGTACAGCGTGAAAATATGCGCTTATATCGTGGTGTTCAGACTAAACTCCGCAACAGACATATTGATAGAGATAGAAACTTAAGAAAACTTAATAAATTACAAAAATTCGTAGTTAATCATTTATATGATCTAACTGAAACTAAAGTTTCTCAAATGTCCCGCATTAAACCATCAGTAGAAGTACTTCCAACAAATGATGAATGGCAAGATAGGGCATCAGCTAAAGTTGTAAATCATATTATCAAGCATCTTTGGTATAACAACAATATTGATTATAAAATTCAGCAAATGCACAGATATTGCCGCATTTTTGGTGAAGCTTACCTATTTGTCCTTTGGGATAAAGACTTAGGAGACCTTCACCCTGCTTATGTAACAGCCCGAGACGCAGGTGTTAAAAAAGTAGAGCATCCTGAGCTTGGTGTTGTTGATCTTAGTAAGCCTATTAAGACAGGTGACGTAAAATATAAGGTAGAAGTACCTTGGAGAGTTTATTTACAGCGTAAGACTCAATTAGAGGACTGTGAGTATGTTTTTCATGTGACCACAGAACAGACTAAAATACTTGAAAAAGAATATCCTAATAAAAAGTTTGATTCTCAAGACAGTATGTTTGTATTTGATATGGAAAGTCTTGAAGATATTGCTATCGAACACGAACAACCAGTCATACACTTCTATCACAAGAAAACTAAGCATGTACCAGATGGTGCATATATTAAAATGACTCTTTCCGATATTTTAGACGATGAAGAGTTACCATTTTCTCACGGAAATCTACCATTCGTAAGAATCACTGACCTTGATGTGCCAGAAGTACTTAATGGTATTAGTAGATATGAAACAGTTTCTAATATTCAGAAGATGTACGACAACCTTAGTACATTAATTGCTAAAAATATTTATTTAACGGCTCATGCTAAATGGGTTATGCCGCGAGGGGCAGCCAAAATCGAACAATTAGGCAATGACAACACTGTTGTTCAGTTCCAAGGTCCTATCGCACCTCAAATGATCCAGACACAGCCGAATCCACCAGAAGTATATCAGTTTAGACAAATGCTAAAAGAAGAAATGCAAACTGTTTATGGTTCACATGGTATTAGCCGTGGTGAAGTACCAAAAGGTATTACTGCAGCATCTGCCCTTCAATTTTTAAATGAACTGGAAAGTGAGAGAGCTACCACAGATATTGCCAAGCATGGTTTTTTAATTAAAGACATTGCAAAGATGACTATCGCAGTAGCGGGAGATAATTATGATCCTAAAGATGGTCGTATGGTTAGAATCGTTGGTGAGAACAATAAGTACCTTATCAGACATTTTGATGCTGCTCACTTACACAAGTCTTATGATGTACGTTTTGATAACAGTTCTGGTTTACCTGAAACCAAAGCTGCAAAATATCAACGTATTTTAGATGCAATGCAACGCGCACCGCAAATGCTTAGTCCTGAAAGATGGGAAGAATTGTTGGAGCTAGGAAATACAGAAAAATACCACACACTTACTTCTGCAGCGGTTCATGCCGCAGATAGTGAGAACGAGGATCTTATGGCAGGTCGTCCGGTACCTGATCCGCAAGAGTGGGAAGATCATATTGCGCATTGGAACTCGCATTCTAAACTGGTACAACAACGTAGCTTTAAAGAAGATACACCACCAGAAATTAGAAAGGGATTCTTGCGTCACCTTAGACTTACTGAGATGGCGATGTTTGATAAATCTAAACGCAATCCTGAGTTTGCGGCTAAACTAGCTACATTAACAAATTTTCCTCTATTACATCATTCAAATGCTCAGATGCCATACAGTAGAGAGCATCAACAAGCAATGGTACAGGGACAGGCTAATAGAGGTGATCAAGTTACAGGTATTATTCCGGGTGTTAGTGCAGAGGACGCAGCACAGGCGGAAATAAATAAAAAACAATTAAAAGGGAGCTAACAAATGAGTAATGAAGCACAAGACATTGTTCAGGACATGGATTGGGACAACATTGAGGATACCGCACCTTCTGTAGACGCGGCAGATGAAGCTGTTTCAGAAGAAGCTGTAAGTACAGACGAAAATGGTAATGAAGTTATTGACCACGAAAACGAAGAGGTATCAGATGAGATTATTGAAGCTAAAGATGAAGATTCTAAAGATGAGCCTAAAGCTGACGAGAAAGTTGAGGAAAAGGCTAAAGAATCTGGAGATAAATCTGATGCGATTGATATTTCAAAACTCTCTGATGATCAAAAAATCAAAGTTAAAGTAGACGGCGAAGAACAAGAAATTACCCTAAAAGAATATAAGAATGGTATTTCTGGTCAAAAAGCTATCCAGAAAAGATTTAATGAAGTTGATAATGAGAGAAAGTCATTACAAGCGGAAATAGATAATATTAATAAGTATGTTGCCGACTTAGGAAACACAATGAAGAATGTTTCTATGGTTGAGGGTTTAAATAAGATTGCCGAACTTAACGGAATCGCCCCGCACCAAGTAGAGCAAGCACTTATTAAAGAATTGTTGCCCCGTATTCAAGAACTACAGGGAATGGATGAGCAACAAAGAGAATTACAATATAAACAAAAAGAATTAGAGTATAAAGAAAAGCAATTAGAGTCCGAGTCTAACTTATCTGCCCAGAAGCAAGCCCAAGCGGAACTTCAAAGCAACATAAGTAAAGCGCGGGAAGCTCATGCTATTAGTGATGATGAATGGAATGATGCTTTTAAGTATCTTGACAAAAATCTTGACCCAAGTGAAGAGATTACTATTGATTTGGTAAGCCAAAAAGTTCTATTTGATAGAGCCGGAGCCAAAACTCAAGAAGTGCTAAAATCTTTTGACGATGGCAAGTATTTGCAAGATCAAGAGATCAACAGGACTCTTCACGAAATTATTCTGGATAATCCTGATTTTGATGATCAAGATTTGAAAGATATTTTAAGCAGTGCTTATGGCGAATCTCAGCAGAAAAAAGTTGAAAAAGATTTAATTGAAGCTAAACAATCTAAAGAGAAGAAACCAGAGCAAAAACAACAACCCGCTTCCCAACCAGAAGAAAATGGTTACGACCTAGATTGGGAAGATTTAGACTAATCTATTAAAGGAGATTTATTATGTCAGCTTGGACTTATTCAGCTAGTAATGAAGCCAACCTTATGAAAATTAAATATGGAAGGCTAATTGAAAAACAATTTAATCAACAAAATCCACTTTTTGCACGAATCAAGAAGAAAGAAAACTTCGTAGGTTCACAAATTGAAGAACCTATCGTTCAGTCGATCGGTGGTGGTGTTTCTGCAGGTTCTCTACCAACAGCTAACGAGAACAAAATTGCTAAAGCAACAATTACATCTAAAAAGCTTTACGCTAAGACTTCTATTGACCGCGAGTCAATGAAAGCTTCTCGTTCTGACGAAGGTGCTTTTGTTCGTTTTACTAAGTTCCCTGTTCAGATCGCTACTAAGTCTTTCAACAGAAACGTAGAAAGAATGTTTACTCGTGGTGATGCTTCTGGTTCTGGTGCGCTTATTACAGGTGACGTTGCTAACAGTAACGTATCTGGTAACGGTGCGGCAGGTACTCCTTACGTTGTATCTTTCGATAAGGCATCTACTTACTTTCCTGCAGAATTTGAGTGTATTGAAGAAGGTGATATTCTTAATGCAGGTACTGAATCTACAGAACTAGAAGTTGTTGCAGTTTCTGTTACAGAAGCTAACGGATATGCTACTGGTACTATTTCTCTAGTTGGTTCATCGGCTCTTCTTGCTGCCGATACAGGTGCGGCTCCTTTTGCAGAAAGCCTTTACATGCAAAAATCAAAAGATAACGAAACTCTTGGTCTTCAAGGTGTTCTATCTGCTACTTCTAGTACTCTTTATGGTGTATCTGTTGGTCGTAGATGGCAAGCAACTCAAAAAGATGCTTCTTCTGCAGCACTTAGTACTGACCTTATGAATGAAGTTATCATGAACATGAAGCGCAAGTGCGGTGAGTGTCCAAACATGATTCTTACATCATACCACCAGTACACAAAACTTCTTAACCTTCTTGAGGACCACAAGAGATATCCTTTACCTGCTAAAGGTGCTCTTAAGGGTGTTATTTCTTTCCAAACTATCGTTTACGCTTCACCAGATGGGGATATCCCTGTTGTAATGAGTCGTTTCATGGATAGTGACAAGATTTACTTCCTTAACGAAAAACATATCTCTCTTCACCTACGTCCGGGTGGATT